AACTTTTGGATCTTTTTAGCTGCAATTTTTCCTAGTGGACTAAGACCTTTTGGGATAATAAAATTTTCTTGATCATAAGCCATAGACGATTCTCCCGGTATCCATATCAAGCATAGGTTCAGGGAACCTGATAATAATACTTGCAACCCTGTTACCTTCATATAATGCATAAACAGGGTATTCCCCATCACCGTGGCCTGTACTAGTAGCAACACCTGCATTAAAGGATATTATTTTAGGGTTTTTTTCATCACCGTGGTTTGCTTTTCGAACAAGTTGACCGGCTCCAGACTTTTTTGAAGTTGCGTTACAGCATCCTGAATATGAATAGTCCTGAGTGTTTGTGTCTTCTGCATCATTATTAATAAATTTAGTAGCGTAACATGGATCTGTAATTAATAATCGACCAGAGTCAACACAACATTTACCAATTAATTCCATTGTTTTTCTACTATTAAAAATATTCATCACAATGTTTTCTCTGTCTAAAGGTTTCATAGCTTACCCCCTGAGAGTATTTGAATGACAATCTTAGTGAAAGTAATGCCTTTTTTATTTGCATCGTTATTTAATTTTTTAATGAGTTGAACAGGTAGCCGTATCGAACATGGCAAAGTACCGCCAACGTATTTGGATTTATAAGACATAGCAATCTCCCTTAAATAAATTCATCGGTTGTTTTTGCGGTTAGTACTACTTCATTAACAGATACACCATCAGACACAACAATATCTAGTACATTTTCAACTAGTGTTTCTAGTTTTTTGGGATCAACTAAACCATCAAGTGTAATTGACCCAACTTTATGTGCCTGTTTAGTAGGTTTACCGCCTTTCTTGTCAGATGCGACAGAATATCTGTTTGTAATTTCTAAATTTACATGATCATATAAAATCATAGCAATCTCCTATATTTAAATTTGCACCGTTATGGTGTATTACATATCGAAATGTATTACAGATTTAAATGTATTACAAGTAAAGAATGAATTTTTTTATTGGGAACCGGCTTTGAGAATTTGCATCGTTATTTGCATCGTTATTTGCATCGTTATATTAGTGATAATACGAAAATCAGGCCCGGGCCTTTAAATTGTGGATTTATAAAGAAAAAAAGAATAAAAAAAACCCGGGAAAATCCCGGGCCTAAATGGGGAGGCTTATTTTTTAGTTAATCCAGTATGACCCCGGAATATTAGATCGTCCAATATTACGCATAATATTGGTAAAAC